TTTAAGATTACTGTCGATTAGTTTTTGTAAGTCTTCTTGTTTAATTTTTTCTAACTTATCAATTAAAAGTTTAATTTCTTCGATACTTAACATAGTTGTATTTAGAATTCAAAAAGTTTATTAAAAGTATTTGTGGTTTCAGTTGATTGTATATCCCAACCTAATACACCAATTAAATTGTCTAGCTTACCATCTAGTACAGTTTGTTCCATAGCTTCATTATCAAATGGCAGTTCTTGGAACCATTGTGGAATACGTAATTCATCAGTAGGATACGCAACAGATGTATATCCTAATGGATTGTTTTTAAGTTTACACACAATAACTTTTGCACCATCTGTAATTGGCAATGAATATTTGTCCCCATACATTTGTTTACAGTTATTCCAATTAATACTTGCTCTAACGTGTCCTGGCATATTTGCTCTACCTTGTTTCTTTTCTTTTTCCCAATAATCTGTAACATTGTTTGCTCTTTTTGGAGATCCTTTTTCCCAACCCGGCATTGCTTTAAATTTTGCTCTAAAATCTGTAATAGCTTCTAATACTTGTTCCTCTGTTTTGCCTTGTAATACCATATATAATATTTCACTTAAAAAGTCTTGTACAAATACAGGAGTATCGGATCTTTTTAAATCAAGCCCCATGGCTTTTACTTTGCCTTCTTTACCTGCATTATCTACACGTTCACCTTCTCTGTCATAATACAATACTGCATATCTTTTCTTTGTAATAAACAAACCTTTGAGTGCTACAAGTTCTCGTCCTGCCTTAATGACAGCGCCACGTGTATGTGGACAATGAAATGCTTTAGTCATATATCCTGTAAATGTAGTATTAAGTTCTTCTGCTATTTTGTCATAAAGTGCAATTACTGAATCTTTATTCCAGTCAATTTTTCCTGCATTAATATCATTTTGCAAAGTTTTATGTGCTGTAAAATAAACCGAATCTGTATCACCGTATATTATAGATTCACCACTATGATCATATTTTCCTGCAACAATTTCATTTGTTTTTGCCGCCATGTGTTTTGTTATGCATCTACCTGTTAGTGTTACTGATTGTCCTATTCTTATATCAAAAAATCTACAACCTGGATTTAAAAGTGCTCCATATAAACTATTCAAGTTAATTTTTTTAACAAGTTGTCTTTTATCCCAAAATGCTCGTTCAATTTCGTTATCACCACAAGCATTCATTTTACGTTGCATTTCTTGTCTTTCAGTATACCAACGTTTTAATAATCCTGGAATAATTGCTTCGAACTCGTATGTAAATATCGTTCCATTTGCACTTAACATCCATTTGTTTTTACTCTCAAAAACTAAATCATATAGTTGTGCCGCAGACATTTTAACAGATGTACCATCGGCCCAATCTACAATAATTTCTGTACTTCTGTCTTGTTTCATTACTGCTTGATATTCCCAACTACCAAATTGTCCTTCCCAAGCCGCCGCAAATGATTTCTTTTGAAACCTAGCTCTGTTTACTTCTGCAGATGTTATTACAGGTCTTATTTGTCCTATAATTGTTTCTGGACCCATATTCAAAGCTCTAATAACAGATGGATATAGCGAATTAATATCAATTGATCCTATCCAATTATGTAAACCTTTTTTTGGAGTTGCCACATAAGCACCTGCCGCCGTTTGTACTTCTTCACCTTCTTTTCTGTAATGTCTACCGGGTACAATCATTCCTCGTCTATGTGCTTCGTTTACAATTGCTTGTTCAGTTACTGCAACTGCACCCATTGTTGTTTGTAGTAATACAGTATTTTGGTGTGCAATTTCGTTAGCTAAATCAATAAATTTTAATTTTTTTTCTAAGTTTGCAAGTAGTCTAGTATCTTGTCTGTTATATTCTATAAACAAACCAAAGTCTTCGTTGTATAGTTTGTCTAGTGATCCTTCATATATAGTTTTTCGTTCACCAAGTTCGTGTTCACCGATTGCATCTAATCTAAAACTGTGTCTTTCCTCATATGTGTATTTTCTATATAATTCTAATAAGTCTAAGTGTACTCGTCCAACTAAATCATAACTTAATTGTTCTCTACCATATTTTTCAAATGTTCTTTTCTTGGGCTTCTCACCCCAAAAACATAAACGTCTTGTATCATCAGAACTTAATACTTTTTGTATTCTACCTACTGTGTATGGAATATCATATCCTTCTGAGTTCCAACCTGATAACACATCGCCATCCTCAACTAAATGTAAGAAAGCATCAAGCATATCTTTTTCTTTTTCAAATAACATACAATTAGAGAATCTTTCTGTTTGTCTTTTAGCATCTTCCATACTCATTTTTTTTGGTTTAAGTGCTAAAGTAACTAACTGATCCGTCCAGCTCAAATAACAACTAATGGCAGTTATGGGCATGAACGGATCATCAGTAGTGGCATAACCCTTTTCAGGATCAAAGTCCACTTCGATATCAAAGAATATTACATTTAGTTTTGGAGTTTCCTTGCCTAAATAATTTTCCTCCAAACATCTAAATATAGGATTGATATCTTGTTCATAAAGAGTTTTATTGGATCTTATCCGTTGCTCTTTAATGAATTCTTTTGATGTTCTACATTGTACTTTTTGTAGTGTGTGTCCTGTTATAGCTCTGTGTCTACCTCGAGAATCTGGATAATAAAAAATATAACGTGCATCATAGTCAACAAAAACTCGTTTACCTTTAGAGTTTCTTTCAACTACATATACTTTGTCTTCGTCTTTTTTATATAAAGCGTCTATATAACTCATTTAATAATTTCAATATCGCTTTCTGTTTTAATAACAACTCTAGCACCACAAGGAAGTAAAGGTTTATCATTACCTCCATATAAAACTTGGCTAGGACCTAATATTGCTACTTCATGGCAATATGTATTTTTAGAACCTTGTTTAATTGTAATTACAGGATTGTTTAAATTGTATTTTTTATTTGCACGGATTTTGTGCATATTAACATGAATATATTTTGTTTTTGTTCTCATAATAAAAATACTCTATAATTTCCTATTACATTCATTAATGTAAACCATCCGGATAGTACTACTATCCAAATATTTCGTCTTCTGTAACTAGCATAACACAAAGTACTAGAGCCTAGCAAGTACAATGGAAATACATAATGCATTGTCGGGTGTGGTGAGGTAAAAGTTAAAATACAGGAACCCATAATTGTTACAATTACAGATAATAGTTCATTCCAAAAAGCGATTCGGTCTGTAATATAACTGTTTACCCAAAATTCTTTGAGTAAACGATACACTATATCTTACCTGCCGCCGCTAATATGGAATCTAACGTGTCCATATCATCGGACAAGTTTTGATAATTTCCTTTGTGTGCAATTGATATTGCTTTATTAATCAATGCAGGTTTAAGTTCTAATTCTTCAGCAAGTGATTTTACTGTATCTCGAAGACCTGTTTTAAGGTCATCAACTTCTCCTAATACTTGTGATCCTTGAGAAATGATCTGTATTAGTTTTTGTTTTTCGTCGTCGTTAAAGTTTTTAACTGCCATATTTTCTCCTTATTGTTATAGTATATAACAAACTTAGAAATAGAGCAAATGGTTTTTAGAGTAAGCCAGATAATTTTTTGATACGTGTTAATTCAGGATCTTCTTCGGTAATGTGATTATCTTTCATTATTTGATTAGGAGATTTTGTAAAATTGTCTGTTTGTGCTAATCCTCGTGAGCCTGCTGAATGTGGAGATGCTTTTTGTTCGCCAGAATCGATGTGTCCTCTTTGACGCATTTTGGTAACATCGTCAAGATATTGCTTATAGTTGAAAGGTATAGTACTCATACTAGGTATTTATTGGAATTATTTTTTATCTGCTTTTGGAGCCGGATCTAAATCGTTGGTAAATTTATCTTTGGTAGGTATTTCAACTTGTGGATCTTCTGTACCAACAGGTATTTCTGGTGTTTCAACTGCTGGTTCTTCTACTGCAGGTTGTTCAACTGCTGGTTCGTCAGCAGGTACTTCTACTACTGGTTCTTCTGCTTTAGGTTCTTTTTCTTGAACTACTTCTGCTTCAGCTTCTGCTTCTTTTGCCTCTGCGTCAGCAATAACTTCTTTAGTTTCTGGTGTTTTAATTAAAAAGTTCTTTTCTTGTAATTCCACTTCGTTCATTGAAAATTTATTGTAAAGGTCTGCTAATTCTGTTCCTTCTGCTTTTTTTACGTATTCTGTTATTTCTGAAACAAATCTTTCTCTAAATGATTTGTCATCTAACGTTGCTTCTTCTTTTTCTTGTGATTTTAATTCTGCTAATTGTGTTTCAAGTTCTGCAATTTTATCTAATCTTTTGCTTTCTTCTGTTACTGCTCTTTTAATCCCTGTTGCTATTGAATCATCAGCATCAGCTTCTTTAATTGCTTTAGCAATATCTGATTGTGGTTGAGTAATGTTTTCAACCATTTTTTGTGCTTTTCGTGATACTTTTATTGGCTCAACATATTCCTTAATTCCAGCTAATTTGGCAATGTCGGCTAAAGAAACATCTTTCTCATCTAATAATTTTGGTTCAGCACTTGCGGCTTCCATAAGAGATTTTCTTTCTTGTTCAGGAGTCATATTGCTCATTGCGTTCAAACGAGCAACCAAGTCTGCGAAATTATCATTGTAAGATTTTTTACGTGCCATATGAATATTTATAATAGATTCTAGATTATTTAAGACGTTGATTCAACTTATCAATAAGTTTTGATTCATACGTTTGAGTTTCTGCTCTCAAACTAGATGTTTTCCATCCTTTCGCGAGGTACTCGTTGTGTTTTCTTTTTGGTATTAATATTGTTTTGCCATCTTTATGTACGTATATTTTAGGTTCAGTTTGTCCTAATCTTTTTAGGTCAGCTGGTTGTAAGCCATCGCTATTTTGTTCTTGTGCAACAGGTTCACCTCTCATTCTTACGTTTGTTATACCTAATTTTTCTAATTTCTCTGGCATTTTAGTTACAACAAATTTACCACTAGTGTCTTGGTCATCAAATTCGTATCCTACTATACTCATTAAATCTCTAATTGCAAAATTATGATCCGATGATCCAAACCCTTCTCCGTCTGGCCAATCACTATATCTTTGTTCTAATTCTCGAGCCGCATCTTGCCATTCATCTTTTAAATGATACCATTCTTCTGCTGATATCCATTTATTAAAAACTGCTCTTTGTAATATACCTTTTCCATCAAATGGTGCGCCTTCTTGCACTGATTCACCCATGTTCAATGTATTTTTAATACCAGTAATAGCATTTTTAATTATTAATGCTTTCTCTGGAGGATCTATATATCTCATGGCTTGTTCAATTTCTGCTAGATATCCACCTATTTCATCATATACCTGAGAGTTTAATTCTTTTATTACTGATTCGTCACTTCCTGGACTTGTAATAGGTGTTCCGTTTTTATCTTTTTTAAATGCAGGTTTTAACTTTTTACCAACAAATGCTTTTTGACCAGCTGGTACTTTTTCAACTGAACCACCTTTAGCAAGATATTGTTTCATCAACGCATCACGTTGTGCTTTTTTTTCTGGGGTATCGTATTCTTGCATAGCTTTTTCTAATTTGTTTTGTAAAAAATCAGTGTATTCTGGTTTCTTTCCTATAAAGCCTTCTGTACGAGCTCCGTTGGCGTGTGGGTCTGCCATTCCTTTTGGTCTCATTAATGACATATAACCTTCTTGATCACCGTACATTTCTTTCCAAGATTTTGGATCATATTTACTAATAATATCCATTACATATTCTCTAGGAGAAGTATCCATTTTATAAATGTATTTGCCTAATGCTTCAAGTTTTCCTTTTCCTAATAATGTAGCAACTATTCTAAAATCTTTAAAATCCATGCTTTTTGGACCTAATTTATTTGCATAAGCATTAATAATATCAACTGCCTTGTTGCCTGCGTCTTCATCAACTTCTTTGTCTAATATTTTGTCATCTAAGTCTTGATGTACAGTTGGATCTATAAATTCTAAATCTCCTGCAGTGACATCTGTTTCGCCTTTACCATCACCATATGAAATTGTATAAATGCCTTCATTGTCATCTGTATAGTCAACTATTCTTACAAGTTTACCTGTAGATTTTTCATGAGCATAGTCACCAATATTACCCGGCATATTATTTGGAATCATATCTTCTGCTAGTGCCTGATCGCCTGCGTCTTCTCCAATTGATTCATCTAAGGAATCTAAATATGTCAAAGCGTCTCCCATTTTGTCGTCGTCATCAATATCGTTGCCCATCACTTTTGCCATATCGTCCGTCATTGCGTTTGTAATTGGAAGATACTCTTGTACTGTATCATAAAAATCTTCATCTTTTGCTTCTGCATCATCCATATCTTCATATCCGAATTTTTTAAGTGCGGCCTCTAACTCGTCTGATTCGATACCATCTGTTCCTATACCAGTGTCGAATCGTGCTCTGATGTAGCCTTGTGGTAATGGATCCGCATTGTTTCCAAAATAATTTCCGTATTTGGTGTTGATTTTTTGTAGACCTTGTTTCTGTCGATTTGTTAGGCTCAAGTCTCTAATAATTCCCCCTTGTAGATCCCCTGATAGCTCTTCATCCTTTGTCAGTTTGGTTAAAATTTTTCCTACATCTCTTGGTGCCACCTTACCAGTAG